TCTGTTAGATGAGAAGGAGATTGTAGAGTCTTATATAAAGATCAATAACGAAGAGTTTGATGCATCTGTCGTCGTTACTATGATTCCAATGGGGTTGACAGCATTCTGTTATGCGTATGATGCAACAACACTTTTTTTAACAATATGTGGGATCTCTACCATAGCTATGATCAGTTACGGATCAAGGTTATCCAAAAGACAGAGAAACGCAAAGATCAATAACGAATTTATTAGAAAGTACATATCGATGTTGTAATTACTCAAACAACGTTAGTTTAACAAAAATAATTTTTATTATCAATATATAAAAAATTAAGATACTCTTTATATAATGTCAGCAGGTCGAATCTTTTATTACAACGAAGGTCTTGGTGGAGTGGGTAAGGTCTATGATAGATTCCCTGAACGTTTGCGTTCTGTAGTATTGGAAAAGAACGCATCATTGTATAATGAACTGTACGAGATGTTGAATGAAGAAGAGAAAAAAAATTTGAATGAAGGTGTATTTGAAAGAGATAGAGTTGGTATCAACCAAAATATATATAGATTACAAAAAGAGTTGGATGTACTAAAGAAAGATCCGTTATACATAGATCATCTCTCCAACGATACGGTCAATGTTTTTCGTGATAATAGATTGACAGATGTCAATAAGACAGTCATTCAAAAGGAAGAATCGTTGAAAGAATCTATTAGACAAAGAGATGTATTGGAAGAGAGACTAGGATTATCTAAACTTTTTCATTAATAATTTTATTAACGTTATAATAAAATTGATACTTTATTATATGTAAAATTTCTAATACATCCAACTATATATAACAATATTTCAATATAAACATGTCAAAAAATAATAGTATTACTTTTTTATCTAAAGAATTGGATGGGATGTTAACCATGAATCAGACATTAATAGATAACGCTCAAAACTATTTGAATATGACGGAGGGTGATCCAATATATACAGAGGCTGGACTTAGGGAACATTTTAAGGGTATGTCAGAAGAATTTATACAAGACAAATTAAAGTATAGTAAAAATATAATAAATGCAAAGAGAGATTCTTTAAAGGGGCTCTACAAAGTGAGAGATGACCTGGAAAAACAAAGAACGTTTTATAAAATATAAAATAGAATACAAAAAAGAAGATCTAAATAGACTTTACGAAGCAAGAGCTCTATTAGAGGGAGAAACAAATTCGTTGGGTAATATCAAACAGGATGAATAAGCTCTGTTTCTCGAAAATTATATATTCGTTTAATATAACATTTATCAATGATAAATGTTAATTTATATAAAACTATTACACGTTGAGGCAATTTGGATCACCTCTCTTACACGTTCCCTTAGAGAATGTTACATCTGGTAGGACGTCAATCTTTGATCTGTAATTTGCCACAGCGGCATCGGCCAATCTCACCCCTTCGATATCTCTCTTACTCACTAAGCAATCCTCTCTAGATATCGACCCTGGATCAGCGTATGTATAGTAAGAGTAGATAAAGACTCCTAACAGACCCACCAACAACACACCGGCAAATATGAATGCTATATCCATACCGTTATATCTTTTTGTGCCATTTTTATTGAGTTTGTCCTTTGTCGTTGTCCAAAATATGAGGGCAGCTATGACGGCTATAGCCAACACACCGAGACACAACAATATGATGAGGGTATTTTTTTGCATCTTTATATTATACTATTTATGTAATGAAATTACTATAATTATTATAAAGATTAAAAATATTATATTACATTACATCACTAAAAATAAAATCTTATTGAATATTAATTACTATTATTAAGATTGACGATGCAACGAAAAAACACAAATTTTGATAACAAGGGTGGGTATTTTTCGTCTTTAGGGAATAGATCTACATGTAGATCTACATATAAGAGCAATGCAACGTATGATGATACTAACACATCATATAAGGATGATGACAAAGATAATGATGGATATAAGATCGTAGGTAAGAGTAAGGGTAAGACTACCTATACAGATAATAACTATCAAAAATCATATAACGATAACGGGGTATATAACAAATCATACAACAATAAAGATACCTATAGTGGTGCAAAGACGTATAATAAAAATTACGATAGTGATGGATCAAAGTCATATTACAAAAATTACAAAACCTACGATGGTGATGTATCAAAGCCGTATAACAAAAAAGACTATGGTAACAAAAATTATGATAAGAAAGACTATGGTAACAAAAATTACAGTAAAAACAAAAACTATGATACAGAGGGTACCGATGATAGATCTTATACCAATATCAACGTTGTCGCAAAAAATACTACCAATGATACAAAAGATATCGATGAATCAACACCATCCTATACTATCAAATCTGTTATTAACTCTACTATACATAAAAGGCCAGAATATTATGGTAGATACATCGATGAAGATAATGCCATGTTATTATACGATCATAGTTACTCTGATCCTAACAATCAATCAAAGATATTCCTTATAACTAATAAAGAGGCACATCAAAATGAACACTATAGGGCCGATCCCGGAGATGTTATATATGTTGAATTTCGGAATAACGACGACGTCGATACATTCAAAGAATTTGATAGGGAGACAGATACATTCTATACATCGTTAAAAATATTAAATAGTTCAGATATTCATAAGGTTTGTGAATCTCTTTATAGGATCATTAAACGATCAAAGACCACGATATGCATCGTCGACCCAAATAATAATAACGTCACAAAAAATTTGTACTTTTATGTGTTGATAGTGATACTGCTATTGAGAATTACCAACAACGATACAAGATTATTATACAATGACGATACAGAGTCCAAGACAAATATATCTAGCGCTTGGACAAAGGATTACATCACCACTATATTTAATATCGTTGATGAGTTGATCTTTATATCATTTATGGTACACGTCTATAAGGATTTAAGAGATTTTTATCAAAAAATAATCTCTAATGACAAGGATCATTTTAAATATATCAACCTTATAAGATCCTACAAACTACCTATCAGAGTATTTATAACAGGGGATGAGGTATCCGTTGCCGATATGAAGGACATTATCGATATGAATATATCAAAGATACCACCATTATCAAAGATCTACATATCGGACAAAAGAGGAGTATCCAAGGACGTCTTATCCGTATTGACAAAGAAGCGATGTTATCAAGTAAAGATTTTAGCAGAGGATATGTTGCAAACCATCCACCAAAGATATACTGATAACAATCTATACAGATTTGACAAGATGTTGTTCTTTTACGTGGACGTTAGAAAACTATTTGCGTCGGCCAATCCGGATAAAAAATATGCGGATGTATTGATGAAATTAGTAGATGAGGATAACGTTCATCTCATAGATCAACATAACGTTCAAAAATACACATACGTCAAGAATACACTATTGAAAAATGCACTATAACAAAGGCCATTAATAGTCTTGAAGATAAAAATAAAATATAATGTCATTATATTTTAAAAACAATAACAACTTTTTAACTTATTTTATAAGTACATATTATTAATATTACATAGTCACATCATACATCAAGATTTTATAAATAATGACGGACGTTCTATCAATCCTCTATGACGGAAGATTCTCCGATTATGTTATTCAGTGTAATACAAAGAGTAAAGATCTAGATATATGTGTTAATATTCACAAGTGTATATTTGCAATCTATAGCAGATATTTTGAATCTATTGTCAACGATTCCACACATAAGGAATTTGTATCGTTCAATAGTTTGGAATCTGTGGACTGCATAAAGTCTATAATCTACCTTAATGATTATTCAAAATTAAACTACAAGATAATGTGTGACGTGTTGGAGTTGTTGATGATATGGGATATATCTAATAACGTCGTATCAAAGAACATTTATTCTATATACACAACAAAGATTCAAACATTATACTCTAATAATCTACTATCGTTAAAAGATCTATACAAGATATATAAAAAGATATCATTATCAAAAAATACAAAGACTACAGAAAATACTGTTGATACAAAAAAGACTATTGATTCAGATTCAGATTCAAACATTTTGAACGACTTTTTAATCTCATCTATAACGGATATATACGATAAGGTTAAGGATGTTATCGTTGATAGATGGAATGACGAGTTTTATCAAGATATCAAATGTTTCATGGATAGCATCAACATAAAACACGATATGGATACTAAAAGGGAGCTAGTCATATCTATAGACGGTATTGAGAGCATAAGTCCTTCGTCGAGTCAATTTTCCAACGTTCCCACATCACAGTCAAAGCTTACAGATACAAAAACTTCGGAGAATAGACAACGTCTAAAAGATAATATCATACTTACCGTAGATGTTGATGAAAAAGATGTTGTACCTCATTGGAAGGTCGTTGATGAGAAGAAAGAGAGAGAGGTTGTCGTTGTCAGTAATAATGATACATCACCCATCGATAATGTTACAATAATCGTATCAGAAAATAACATTATCTTTCCTCCAACCATAATCGTTGATGTTGAAGATGTTCCATCATTATCAGTCTCCGAATCATTATCCGTTGAGGATGTCCCTGTATTAATCCCAGAATCATTATTCGTTGAAGATGTTCCTGTATTAATCCCCGAAAATAATGACGTTGAGAATGTTGTATTACTCGAATCTACAGATATGCAACCAATCACCGACATCAAGACTATAGAGGAAGATACCGCAAAGACTACTGAGAAGGATATAGTTAAGACTACAGAGAAGAATATCGCAAAGACTATAGAGGAAGATATAGTTAAGACTACAGAGGAAGATATCAAAAGCGAAGAGGTCTCTGTTGTTGCTCTCAACGATGAGGAGACAAATTCTCCCACTTTTTTAAAATATAAAATTATTGAAGACGTCATAAGATTTACACTCCCATCGTATCAAAAGATCATAGAGAATGACACCTATAAGAAGAGTAACATCAATGATATATATCTACCTATCGATGATGAGTATGGTGGATGCAAATGTTTCTTGTGTCTAAAGGAGATTTACAACAACACTAATATATTTAGAATAAGGAAGACTGATGATGATGGCGAATACTTTAATATAGGTTATAGAGATTACTCTGACAATGAACTCTACAAGGTCGTCTACCTTAAGTCGAGATATCTGTATCTGTGTAAAGAATGCAAAGAAAAATATGAGTTGGAAAGATTCAATAAGATACAATGTGTAGTCAACGATAAGTTGGTCGCATCGATAGATTGTATCTTGTTCAAGATGAAATTTAATTATGATGTATTTAGAAAGAGATGTTACAAGGTAGTATATTGTCCAGAGTTTACAAATAGTTTGGAATAATTTTTTATATACACAAAATATATTTTATAAATATATTTACATTATTTACAATCATTTATAATCTTTAAAGATATAACAAAAAGAGTATGAATACCAACGTTCATGATTTAGAGGATGATATTGATAAACTTATTATAGATGATCTATTGGATATCAGTGATTCCGATTCCGACGATGATGATTTTGTAGAAGATGAGATATTAGAACATACCGAAGATAATAATGATACACCCGACGTATCCGAAAATGTATCTACATTGACAAGTCTACTTAAATTTATACCTCCCGATATTTCAACCATGTTTTTTGATGAGATGAAGGGTAATGAAAATATGCAAAATGTTGTTCAAGGAATGTTCAATAAGTTTAATAACAAAGATGCAACTTTTTCATTTAATATGAAAGATACGTTCTCCAAATTCATGGGTAATTGTGGAGATCTTGGTAATATGGATAATGATAAGATCAACGATATGATGTTCAATGGTATGAGATCGATGTTGGGTGACAAAATGAATTTATGTGATATCACAGAGGAACAAAACGCAAGTGTTATTAGATTTTTAGATTATCCGGAGTTTGTCTATAACGATCTATCCAAAGAGAAAAGATTAGACCCCATGACATACTCTTCATTATCAACCATATTTCAAATTCGATCGATCTTGTTATCAGATACCATCAAAGATAAGGATGAGAATATGAAAAATATGATGAGGTTGGTCATATCGAATTCAATAGATGATCTATTAAAGTAAAACCCATTGGTATTTTTAAGGAGTACACATAATTTTTTATAATAATCATATATAAAAAATATATAGATGTGTCAAAATTTATAGTTTATGTTTTAAAAGGTACAATTTTATTCATTATGTCGAAGGATATGACATTTTTTGCACAAGACTCTAAGATTGGATAACCTATTCTTATACTCTCCATCCGATAAATATCCATTATCGTCAGCATTTTTTTGCTCATCTATATGATCAACGTCTAAGTTTATCGTTGATCCACATCTCTCACACCTATCTATATACAACGATGCATTATATTTTGAGGTCTTTGTTGATAAAAAAGTGTTGTCAACACTATCCATATTTTTATCTCTATTTTTTAATATATTTCTAAACTTGTGACAATCATCTATAAATGTATCATCGTTGGTAGATATGTGAAGATGCCGAGCAATCTCTATACCATAGTCTTGAGGTCCTTGACCCTGTGATAATTTTCTCATATATATGACGTCACCCTCTTTCGTAAGTGTGGTCTTTATATGTCTTATGTGTAGCGTTTGTAGTGTTTGTGATTTTGGTAGTTTTTGTGATTTTTTCTCGGTACCCTCATTATTTTCGGCATCTTTATCTATATGAATATCATCACCATATCTATCGATGTAGTATTGCACACAGTTGGGTACCTCGTGAAGATGACTAGTAAATATAAAAGAGGTTTTAGTCTTTATCATCTTATATATGGACCTACCCACTATAGAAACTGCACTATCAGTCTCTGTCCCACAGCACAATTCATCTGCTAACAGCAAGGTATTCTTACCCATATGTCTAAACATATCTGCCAGACTCAACATCTCTGTCTTGTATGTAGAGTTCCCATAGTACATATTGTCGTACAATGATATCTTTGTTATAAAATACCTATAAGGATAATATGTGAATGATTTGCATGGAACATAGAAACCTGATTGGGCAAGGAGTACACATATACCGGCCATCTTTAACATCACACTCTTTCCCGAACCATTTATGCTATATAATAATGTACTGTTGTCCCCATCCACATCTATATCATTCGATATAAATTTCTCCTTGGAATCTATCCTCTCACATATGGCATGTCTCATGTGTTTACTCTTAAAATATGACGTCTCTTCTTTTTTAATCGTAGGTCTACAATACTTGTAATCGGTGCACAATTTTGTCTTGCTCACCAATACATCGACATTTCCGATGAGTTTGCACACAATATTAAAGATACCGAAAAATCTATCAGAGATATCGGACATGAAATCTATATAGGTCGATCTACATATATCTACCAACCTCTTTTTTTCGTATAAAATTTTTGACGTTGCATTCTTTATGATATCGTTCTGAAGACTTGCACCCTTTGATACCTTCTTTGTTGTAAATGTATTTTTAAAGAGAGAAGAGAATTTATTGGGTATGGATATATAGTATCCTATGGCCTTTGAGTAAGAGATCTTGGTAATATCATCTTTGACGTCTGGGTATTGTTGTTTGATCTTGGCAAAAATATTTTGTTTTTGTTGATGCAATACCTCGTACACATTCTTATAATCCCTATATGATAGGTCGACCTCACCATATATTCCCTGTTTGAACAACATACCATCGATAGTATCAAGTATATATTTTGAACATTCATTCAAATTTAATCTATTCTTTATAAAGGCGTATACGGAATTGATGTTTTTGATGGAACGTTCTGATAGAAAATTCAAGTTTTTGTCTTTTGATAAGATACCTATTAAATTTATGACTCTCTCTAGACCCATCATCACGGTTGGCCATTCGCATGGATTAAGACGTTTACTATACACTTTTTTGAATAATCTCTCAAGGTCGGGAGTACCCTTTAGACATGGTATGATCTCATTGAGTAGGACGTTGTCCTTCATATACTCTATAGATCTATATATAGATTTTAATGTCTTTACATCCGTTATGGGGTTTAGCAATGTATCCTTTAATGCTCTCTTTCCTATCGCCGTACTCGTAAAATCAATGACGTCTAACAATCCCTTCTTACCCTTATCCTTTGTCAAGACATCTAAATCATTTATGGTTGTCAACGAGAGGTATAACTTATCGGTAGTGTCAAAGATCACCGGTCTATGGATATTGTTGAGAAGAAAAGAGTTGCGATTATGAATGTACTCGCACATCAAAATTAATGTCACAACCAAATTCTCATGCATCGTCATACCAACATACTCTATGGGTGAACATAGACCACGTTTGGGATATAATCTCTCTATATATGCATCTTGATAAGAATGTTTGTACACCGCAGGATCGATGGTCTCATCCAATCTATCTATCACCCATCTATCAAATATTTTTTTTATATTTGATATGGGTATATATTTTGATACCTCATCAGATTTTTTATCCATAGTCTTTAGATTCTTAACGTTAGAATATAAGATGATCTCCTTGGGATCGTATTGATATAAT